GGGCCGGTCCGCAGACCATCTGAGAACACCAGTACGGCTGCCGAGGCCCGTGTGCCACCGGGTTCCGTGGCTTTTCGGCGAGCCCAGATGCCACCTCAGCCCTGGAAGCTGAGGCCACCCCCTGCCTCCTAACTCGGCTTTGTTTTACGTGAGGCCACAAGCAACGGAGGCAACGCCACTCACGAAGGTAGAAGGTGTAAGACCCCGTACCGCCTCCCACACCGGTGTCGGGGGTTGCTCTTTCCAGGCCAGGGTATGAGCAACAGACCCTGTGGCTACACAGTGGCACGACGCGCCCACGGTCACGACGCAGCAGTACCTCGGTCAACTCGAACGATGGCCCGTCCTTACCAGGAAAGTGTGTGAGCGGGTGTTTGGGAAGATCTAATGCCACAGTTGTAGCCCCGCCGCCGTTCGCGCCTTGCACCGACGCCGCGATTCCACAAAGCTACAACCGGTTGGTTTACCCCAGCCGCAGACCTCACAGCGTACGCCGCAGCACGGAGGCCAGCCCATCACGCAGGCAATGTACAGTGTCCAGCCGCCCGAAGCCGGTCTGGGTCCCTTCAGCCCTTGATCAGGGACAGCCGCCGCCGGAAGACGACGCCTCCCACATGGGTGCCCCATCGGTGGCCCCCAGCCGTCAAGCCAGTTCGGGTGGTGAGCCCGGTGTCGACTGAACCACCACCCTGGGACTACACGGGGCCTGCCAGCCCCTACCGCGCGAGGCAAGTGTCTACGCCCGGGGGCAGGCCTGGGCAACGGAAACAGCCCGCCATCCCGGTCACCCCAAAGGTCGCCACCCCGGATCCCAGAAGCTACGGACTTACTTCCACTTACGTGCCGGCGATGGATCCACCTCGTGGTGCGGAACATTAACCTACTCGCCTGGCTCCACCATTGGGATGACCCGTGGAGGCTTTCGGACCGGATGTCCACCAGGCTACCACCACCGCGACACAGGGTTGCCTCACTCCTCGCCCAAGGGGGCTTCCACCACACACAAACCACGAGACGGACGTCGAACGAGGGCCTTCACGATCGCCAGAGCCTGCGCCCGCCTGCCCGGGGTGCATCCCACCACCCACCACCTGGGCTTTACGGCGGCCGACCTCTGCGCGAACACGCCTGCACCCGCCCGCGCCCCCACCCCACACCAGGTCAAAGGTCCCACCCGTGAGGTGCGAGTCGGGGGTCAGCCGCCCACCACAGGGGTGGGACCTCGAGCGTCTCGACGCGATCCAAGTCCAAAGACAGCCGCTCAAGCCGAGACTCAACCGCCACCTGAGTCTCGGGACTGACACCGAACGCCCTAAAAAAGGACGCACGACCCACCTCACAAGGGGGCAGAACCTCCGCTTTGGCATAGCTGGCAGCGGTCACGCCACGGAACTTGTAATCGGGGTACCGGTCCAGCGGTAAAGGCGCAGCACCAGACCGGGTGGCCTCCATCAACGACGTGGCCCACTTCCACAAGATCGGAACCCGTGAGGCAAGAGCAGCCTCGCACCGCGCGACGCCGTGGAGCCACTTGCGGGCAAAACGCGGCTCACGCAAGTGGACGTGGCTGGAGCAGGCGTGTGACAAGACCTTGCGCCAGTCACGGACCATGAACCAACGGCCGGGTGCGACCTCAACGGGAGCCGACTGGCCAAACCTCACCTGTTCGAGGACAGACACAGGCCTCTCCAGGGTCATCTCAAACCCAACGCGGACGACCACGCGTGGCAGCAGCCGCTGGACCTGGTGAAGCACAGAACGAGGGAGGAACAACAACGCGTTATCACCATCCACGAGCAGCTCAGCCTGGCGGACGAAAGGCAGCCGCTCCAACGCCCAGGTGATAACGGCTAGCATGACCAGGGTATTACCCATGCCTGTGTTGTAATCCCCGCTCGCCCTCGCACCTTCACGGCGGAACTTGACACCACCGCTGGTGACACCCGCGAGGGTCAGTTGAGCCCTGAGGAGGCGAGACAGCTCCCGATCGCCCGGGAAAGCGGCCTCGTAAACGGAATGCTCCATCCTCAGGACCTCCGGAGAGATATGCGCCTCGAACGTGGCGCCGTCGACTTCCACCACCACGCAATCTGGCACGGCGGCCATCTTGGCCCGAATGAGTGCCGCGCGTTGCCAGCCATCCAAACCCTTGGCCACAACCCTGGTTTTTGACGACCTGAAGTGCCCTACCGACTGGAGCTTTCGCCACAGCCAGTGCTCAAAGGGTTTCAGCCGAGAAGCCAGCACCAAGTTATA